CAATTAAAAAAGATTTTGCCAAGGTTGCAAGAAAATATAATATTAAAAGAGTTCAAACTGCTGTAAGAACAGACTTTGACAAAGGTATAAGATTTGCAGAATGGTTAGGATTAGAGAACGAGGGATTAATGAAACACTATGGTTTTGATGGTTCAGACCAATACAGATATGCGAGGATATTTTAATGGGTTGGCAAGGAGCATTAGTCGGTGCAATAGGTGCAGCAGGGTTTCAACAAGCAGGTGCTATTGGTGCATATCAACGAGCAGCTTTTAACAGAAGAGCAGAAGTAGCAGAACAAAAAGCTGATGCTCTTGAAAATCAATTAACTTTAGATTTACAAAAATTTGATAAAAAATTTAAACAACTTGAATCAGCTCAAGTTGTTAATACTTTAAAATCTGGAGCAGAATTTTCTGGTACAGCAAAATTAATTAAATTATCAAATTTATATAATGCAGAAATAGAAAAAGATATAATGAAATATAATACAGAGATAGGAAAAGCTAGAGCTTTTGAAGAAGCATCATTTGCAAGGATAGAAGGGACTCTTGCAAAACAAAGAGCTACTATGGAACAAATTAAAATTGCATCAGATGTAGGAACAAGTTTATTAACAATGACAGGATAATATGCCAAAGATACCAACATACGATATACAAGGAAGAATAACAGCAGATGTTCCAAGCACAGGAACTATACCTAGTATTGATGTTCGTGAAAACATTTTTAGAGCAGCTAAACCAATTACTGATTTTGTTACAAAAGAATATATACAAGAAAAAAAATTAGAAGCAGATAATAAAGCATATCAAATATTATCTGATATGTACATAGATCAAAAAGATGCTAATGGAAATACTATTCAAAAAGGTTTATTTACAATTCAAAGTGAAACAAAAGAAAATGGAAATCCATCAGATGCTGCTTTAATACATGATCAAGAGGTAAATAATTTATATAATTATTTTAAAAATAATAAATTTAAAGATATAAATAATTTTACTAAAAAAGCTATTGAAAAAAAATTTTATTCTACAGCAGGTATTCTAAAAACAAAAGCTCTTGAAGGTTCAAGGTTAAAACAAATAACAGTATCAAAAGATGTAGATGAAGATTATATTTCTAAAGAAGCATTAGTATTAAAAGATGTAGGACCTGTATACATAGATATATATACTCAAAAAGTAATTGATAAAATTAATTCAAACACAAATTATGATGAAGGTCAAAAGAAAATTTTAATTAAAGCATACAATGAATTTGGTGTAACAACTTTAGCAGAAAGTATGGCTACTGCACAACCTTTTGCTTTTAAAGAAGCGGTTGAAGCTGGTAAATTTGATTTATTATCTGCTGAACAAAAAATAACATTATCTGCTACAGCAGATAAAAATATATTACAAAGCAAGTTTCAAGTGTTGACAGGTGCATTAGATTTACCTCCAGATGCTGCACCTGCTTTGTTAAGCAGAGCTTATGATGAAATAGCAAAAGGAACATTTGGTAATAATAAAGAGTTACAAAATTTATATAATAGTTTATCTCAAACAGAAAAAATAGAATTTAAAAGTTTTTTTAATAAAAAAGCAAGAGCTAAAAGAACTGATATGCAATTTAGTATTCTAGCTCAAAATCAAATTATACAGTCAGAAACAGCTCAAGAATCAAAAGAAATACTAGAAGAAATGGATAAAAAAACAGGTGTATTTGATCAACAAATAGAAGAATTATTTGGAAACACTCCTGAAATTGTTGAGCAGTTTAAAGACTTAAATGAAAAAATTATAAATAATAAAGGTAAATCTATTTCAAGTTTTGACACAAATTCTAGAATAATAAATTTAATTGTTAATGATGAAGTTAATCAAGTAACAGATAAATTTTTATTACCAGGAGAAACTGGTGAAGGAAAATCAATTATAGAAAGATATGAAAATGGTGTTAATTTAAAAGACCTTACATTTTTAAGTTCAATGATAAATTCACAAAATAAAAATCCAGAAACATATTCTGAAATGAAAACATTTTTTGACTTTATAGATTACTATAAAATGCCAGTTCAAGGTTCTCCTGTATTACAAGGTATTGATCCTGGTTTAGATGATAGGTTAAATAATTTTAAATATGTAATGTATCAAAGATATATCAATGGTATTCAAAATGGAATACCAGCAAAAACTTTAACTGATCCATTAAAAAAAGAATTTATTGGAAAAGATGTTTTGAATTTTATGCCAAATGCAAATAAAATTTTTAAGGAAATAATTGACGAAATTAAAAAAAATAAAACATTTAATTTAGAAAGAGATGCTAAAAGATTGCCTGGTGAATCTTCAGAAGATTATTTAAAAAGAATAGGATTAGCAAAATGACAACTTTGACTACGCAATTAGAAGCGTTAGAAAAAGGTGGATTTTCATCACAAGAAATTAGTGATTGGAAGCAAGATAAAATATTAACATTAGAAAATGCTGGATTTGAAACTAATGAAATTTTAGCAGAGTTTGGTTATGAACCAATAGATAAAGGACCAATTAAAAAAATATGGGATAACATAATTAATTTAGGAAAAAACGAAACTAAATCAACTTATGAAAAATTATTAGAGGTAGAAAAAAATGAACCTGATAATATTTCTTTAAAAGAAAAATTAGTTGGTGAAGTTTTTGAGGTAGAAAAATATTGGGACAGAGGTTTCAATATGGGTATTATAGATTTAATTCAAAACTATCATCAGTTACCAGGCAATGATGGTGCAGGTTTACCTGATGGTTATGTGCTTGAGCCTTTTGAAGATACAGGTATTATTGAAAGAAATATTCAAAACCTTGCAGTTATTACAAAAGATTTACCAGTATATTTAACAGGTGCTTTGCTTACAAACCTTTTAACTTGGGGTCGTGCAGGTAAAACTGGTACTGCTGTAGGTACTGGTTTTTTTGCAGGTTCAATTAGAGAAACATATTTGAATATGTTGCAAGAAGGTAAAGTTCATAGCTGGTCAGAGTTTTGGGATATTTATACAAAAGAAGGAATTAAAGCTGGTGGAAAAGAAGCAATACAATTAGGTGCTGCTATAAATTTAGGTGGTTATGGAAAAAAATTTTTATCTAAACTTTTATTAAGAGTAGCTGGATTTGAAGGATCAGGTGCAATTATAGAACAAGAATTACCTAGTAAAGATCAACTAATAGATTCTACAATTTTATTTAGTGTATTTGGTTTAGCTGAATCTGGTGGAGCTAAAGTTGTTAATACAATTAAAAAAACAAATAACAACGCAATAGATATATTAACAGATTATGTTGCTGATAAAACAGTTGTCGAAGATTTATCAAGTAAAAATATAAAAATACCAAGAGTTTACGAAAAACCAAAATCAGAATCTGTATTTAAAGAGGACAGTTTTAAAAAAGATATTAAATTAGAAACAGAAGCTGAAAATAAAATTTTAAACAAACTTCGTTTTGAAAAAGAAGAAGTAACTGTTAAAGGAACTAAAAATAAATTAACTCAAGAATTATTAGATAGACATCATCCAATACTTCGTATGGTTAGACAAATAGATAAAACAAAAAATAGAACTAAACAATTAAGTATCTACGAAAGATTTAGAACTCTTGTTGGTATGCAACATAGAGCTGGACACTTTATTGAAATAGGAACTTTAGATAAAAATTTAAAAGTAAATGGTAAATCTTTTAAAGAGGTACTAAAACCTATAGGTAAAGATAAAAAATCATATTTAGAATTTAATACTTATAAAGTTTCTAAAAGAATTGTTGAATTAAATGAAAGAGGAATTGATCATGGATTTGATATAAAAGCTGCAAGAGAGGTTGTAGCTAATAAAAATTTAATTAAGAAGTATAATAAAATATCTAATGAATTAGACGCTTACAATTTAAGAATATTAGAATATGCAAGAGATAGAGGTTTAATAACTAAAGAAGCATTTGAAGCAATAACAGAAGCTAATAAAAATTATGTTCCTTTCTCAAGAGTTATTGAAGCAATAGAAGGTGAAAAGGGGTATACTAAAAATGTATCTAATCCTTTTAAAAGAATAAAGGGATCTGAAAGAGATGTTATTGATCCAATAGAAACTGTATATAATAATACATTTCACATTATAAAACTTGCTGAAAGAAATGCAGCTCTTATAGAATTTTTTGATTTTGTTAAATCAAATGAAAAAATATTTCCTGACATAAAAAAGAAAACAACTGGTAAAGAAATAAAAATAGAAAGAAAAGAATTAGAATCTGTATTAGACACTACATCTAAAAATTTTATATCTGATAAAGCAATAGAAAATTTTAAAGTATTTAGAAAAGAATTTTTGCAACCTGATGAAACTTCTGTGGGTGTAATGAGAAATGGCAAGTTTGAAGTTTATGAAGTTGGAAAAGAATTAGCTGGTGCTTTGAAAGATTTTGATCCAAGAGCTATGGGTGATTATATTAAAATGTTTAGATTAAATGCTCCTGCTAAATGGTTAAGAGCAGGTGCTACTGCATCACCTGACTTTGTATTTGCAAATATAATAAGAGATACAGTATCTGCTGCTGTATTTAGTAAATATGGATTTGTACCTTTATGGAGTTCACTTGAGGGAGCTATAACTTTGGTTATGGGTAAATCAGGATTATCAAAAAAATCACAACAAATATATCAAAAGTGGGTTAGATCAGGTGGTATGCAATCTACTTTAGTTTCTCTTGATAGAAATGTATTTGATAAACCTGCTTTTGAAATTTTAAATAAAGGACCTGTTAGAAATTTACTTAAAACACCATTAGAGTATTTAAGAATAGTATCAGAGTTTTCAGAAAATATGACAAGAATATCTGAATTTGGAAGAGCTTATAAAAAATCTAAAAAAGCAGGATTAACAGAAAAAGAAGCTATTGAAAGAGGTGGATTTGAATCAAGGGATATAACTATTGATTACTCTAAAATGGGTTTAAAAATGAAAGGACTAAATCAAATAGCTGCATTTTATAATGCAAGACTACAAGGTTATGCAAAAATTTATGATGCTTTTAAACAAAGACCAGCAAGAGCATTTACTATGATTACAGGTGCTATTATACTTCCATCTATATATTTTTGGTTGGCAAACAAAGATGATCCTATTTATCAAAGACAACCAGAGTGGGTAAAAAATAATTATTGGGTAGTAGTGCATGATGGTGTTCCATATAGAATATCTAAACCTTTTGATCTTGGTGTAGTATTTGGTACAGGTACAGAACAATTATTAGATTGGTTAAATAAAGAACATCCAGATGAAATCAATGATTTTATTTATGACTTTGGAGTATCACAATTAAAAAATATAAATCCAACTCCGACATTTTTAACTCCTTTTATAGAAACATATATGAATAAAAGTTTTTTTACAGGTAAACCTCTTGTTCCAGATTATATGGATAAAAAATTATTATCTAAATATCAATACACAACATATACATCTGAAGTTGCTAAAGGTATATCAAGAGCTATCAATACTATGATTGGAAATGATTATACTAAATTAGATAATCCTATATTTATTGATAATTTTTTAAATGCTTGGTTTGCTAGTTTAGGTAGGTTTGTCATACAAATGACAGACAAAGGTTTAGTAGAGTTTGGTATTATAGAAGATCCAATTAAACCTACAGATAATCTAACAATTATACCAGGTATCAGAGCATTTAATTTAAGAGATCCAAGTGGTGGTTCTGAATTTATAACTGATTTTTATGAAGAGTTTGCTAAAATAGATAAAGACATTGGTAGTATATTAGCTTTAGAAAAACAAGGTAATATACAAGAAGCTCTTAAAATTAAAGAAAAGATTAATATGAAAGATAAAAATGTTCTTCAATTATTAAATATAAGAGATGCTTTAAAAGAAATAAATTATGTTATAAGAAATATATATAATACTAAAAAATATACCGCTGACGAGAAGAGAGAATTAATAGATGCTCACTATCTTTTAATGATAAAAACAGCAAAAAGAGGACTAGATATGATGTATTATAAGGTTGATAATGATAATAAATAATAATATAGAGAAAGTAATATGACAGTATCTTCAACTACAGTAAAAAATTCCTACTCTGGTAATTCAAGCACAACAGCTTTTGCCTATACCTTTAAGATTTTTGCGGACACAGATTTACAAGTAATCATCAGATCCTCTACAGGAACTGAGA